AAGCAATCAAGAGATCCGCGCTATTAGACGCTCACTCATTTTATCTTTCGCCACTATTTAATTAAAGTAGGACTCTGATATGGCAAGCGGCGATAGTAAACAACTTGAACAAGCATTACGTGCGCTAACAAACCAATTAAAAGCAGCGATGAAGGGTGATTCATCTGATTCCACAGGTTCCGGTGGCATTGATCTTGATCCCAAGACGAAAACTGCTGATGAAGTTCTAGAGAATCTTAAAGAACAGCAGGCACTTCACCAAGAACGCAGAGATGCAATTGAGGAGTATAATAAAAAAATAAAAGAGACTTCTAAGTTAGAGAAGGATAAGATTCTCGCACTCAAAAAAGAAAAAAAAATACAAGAAGATCTTCTCGAAGTACAAGAAGAACAGTTAGAAAATCTTGAAAAGCAGGTGAGCGCCTGGGGGAGATTTAAATCATCAAAATTTGTACAAGGCGCGAAAAAAGCGGCAAAGATCGCCAAGGAATTAAATACTGCCATAGACGGCGTATCCAACAGTGCCTCCACTGCGGCAGAAAAATTTGGTGGATTAGAACGCGGATTATTAAATTTTGAGACTGCCAAAACGCAAGCAAAAAAGATTGATCAACTTTCCACCAGTTTACAGCGAAGTTCTGGATTGTCCGGTGACTTTACAGGCAACCTCATCCACACCCAACGCGAACTCCGAAGTTTCGGCATTACAAGTGAAGCCACAGCGGGCGCAATTCAATCACTTGGTACGGGAATGTCAGATTTTACTCGCATGGATAAATTCTCCCGAGAAGAATTGACCAAAACTGTTTTAAAATTTACAACCTTGGGTGTTAGCGTTGAAGACACCACAAAACTCTTAGAAATGGGCACCAAGACCCTTGGAATGTCTAATGAACAAGCACTTACTTTACAAGCGAACCTTGTTAAAACTGCTAAAGGTATTGGTATTGCTCCATCGCAGATGGTTCAAGGGTTTGCTAGTGCCGCACCACGCTTGGCAGCACACGGCAGCGCGATGGAAAAGGTCTTTAAGGGACTTGCGCTACAATCTAAAAATACAGGTGCCAGTATTGATGAACTGTTAGGTGTGGCGGCAGGGTTTGATACTTTTGAAAGTGCTGCCCAGAAAACTTCTCAATTAAACGCCATGTTCGGTACTCAACTTAATAGTGTTGAGTTATTAAATGCGAGTGAAGAAGAAAGAATCCAAATTATGCAAGCCAGTCTTGCCGCATCAGGCAAGTCCATTGATACAATGGGTCGTTTTGAAATTAAATCCCTTGCTCAAATTTTAGGTGTAGATGATGGTGCCGTTAGGAGGATGTTCGGTGGCGCAGCAGAAGGGTTGGAGGATTTAGAGAAAAAGGCGAGTGCCGCTAAGTCTGAAGTAAATCTTGAAGATGCGATGACCAAAACTGTTTCTATCCAAGAGAGACTTGTGGCGGGAAATGAAGCGTTTAAAAACACATCAATAGAACATGTCCTTCCTGCACTTAAAAAACAGGCAGATGGATTAACCAAGAATAAAAAGTTAATGAACGATTTCGTCAAAGCAGGCAAGTTGGCAGGTACGACATATGGAGCGCTGATTGATACAGCAACTAACCTACAAAATACATATGCATGGGTAGCAGGAACCGAAGCAGTCGTTGATCTAAAAAATACTGTTATTTCTCTTCTTTCGCCTTTGAATTCTGTTTGGACAGTTCTTGCCTCAATAGGGGCATTATTCATGTCTAAAAAGGTTCTTGGTGGCGCTAAGAAATTTTTTGGCGGGGCGAAGAAGTTCTTCACCAAGGGATGGGGCGGCATCAAGAGTGGTGCTGGCAAAGCATGGGGCGGTATCAAGAGTGGTGCTGGAAAGGCATTGAGTGCCACCAAGTCTGGATATGGCACCGTCGCAAGAGGCGCGTCCAGAATTGCTGGCAAAGTATTTCCCAGTGTGCGTAAAATTTTTGGCGCTGTTGCTAAAGGAATCGGTCGATTCGCCGGTCCAATTGGCGCTGCTTTATTTAGTGGCGTAGAAGCATCCAACATATTAAGCAATACTAAATTATCTAAAAGGCAAAAAGCGTCTGCATTGTTAACGGCGGGCGGTGGTTTACTTGGTGGTGTTGTTGGTGGTCTTGGCGCGGGCATGATTGGTAGTGTGGGGGGTCCATTGGCAATCGCCACAAGCATTCTTGGCGCGGGTGCAGGTGAGTGGTTGGGTAGGATGTTGGCCGGAGATAAAGACGTTCAAAATCTATTAGTGCCCCACATAATTCCCTTGTTACCAGATGGATCTAATAATGTCGAGATTCTCCCCTCAAATCCTACGACGGCACCTGTTAACTCTCCACGTCCATCACGACCAGCACTTGTTCCTCCGCGCATAACTCCCACGGCAACTGCCACAAACGCACAAACGGCAAGTATCACTTCCACAATGGGAAAAATGACAGGAAACACTTCAGAAAAATTACAACCTGTATTCAACGTAGCCGTGCAAGTAGGGGATGAGCGCATACTGTCTAAGGTGGTCGCCAAGGCGATAAATAATGGCAACACCCTCGCAGGAGTTCCAACAAGTAACACATAGGAGATAAACAAATGGCAGAAAATAAACCCAAAAAGAAAGTTCCCAAGAAAAAAAAACCGGGACGAGACACGCCCGATGTTCCCATGCGTTTTTTGAACGGTGGGTCAAGTAACGATTTACGCTTTTATCACGGTGACTTCCAGAGTGATTCCTTGGCAAATAATTTATCTCAATTTGTTGAAATATATCATCTTCCTTCTGATCAATCGGTAGCATTTAAAGCAGCGATTACATCATTTACAGATAACTATTCCCAGCAGTGGAATGCCACTGAGGTGTTTGGGAGAATGGACCCAATTGTTAATTATCAAAGAACACGGAGAAATATCATCGTGGGGATTGATGTGATGGCAGCAAATTTCGCTGAAGCGGAAGTAAATTTAGGCAAATTAAGTCTCCTAGAACAAATGCAATATCCGGTTATGGATGCATTATCACAAGATGGTGCAGATAGCACCGGACATATGATGGGGGGTCCATTGGTAAAAATTAAATTTTTAAATTGGATTTCTGCTGGTTCCGGGGAGGGTGATGCTAAAGAACGGGGAATTATGGGGTACATTGGTGGTGTTCAATTTTCACCCAAAATTGATTTGGGGGTTTTTCAAGATGGATTAAATATTTATCCCAAAGGGTATGAAATATCTCTTAACTTAACAGTAATACATGAAGAAATGCTAGGGTGGAAATTATCCAATAATGGAAAAACAGTTCCACTCAATCCCTCTTTTCCTTATGGTACGAAAGGCGCGGCGATGGGAAAGACAACTGCCAGCACGACACCTCGCGGTGGGGCGGCAAATGTATTTTCCGATGAATCTCCTCCTGAAACCCAAGAGGCAAACGCCGAAGCAATTACAAAATCAAACGGAAAGGGATAATATTATGACTTCACGATACCTAACCAGACAAATTTTTGCAAATACAGATGATGCTTATGATAGTATCTTTGACAAGAGAAAAATAAACTTCGTTGAGCAATTTAATACTGGCGATTTACGTTATCCTACTTCGTCCGAAATTGCATCTTTAAGTGTTGTTCGCGAGACATGGAAAATGGGCGATAGATATTGGAAATATGCCTCTAAGTATTACAACAAACCAGAATTGTGGTGGGTGATTGCATGGTTTAATCAAAAACCATCGGAAGCAAGTTTAACAATTGGGGATAAGGTTTTAATTCCAAACCCCCTAGAAAAAGTTTTAGAATATTATGGTTACTAAAGAAGAAGAAGCATCAGCAGAAGAAGTACAGTTTGATGACCAGGCATTTTTGTGGGATTTTATAAAGGTTTTTAATAATAAGACTAGACCAAAAGATGGCAAAAAGGATGAACCTGTCAAATATCGCAACTTTATTCAACTGCTTGATAGATTTCCCTCTATTACCTCTAATCGCCTATATGGAAAAGGGGCAAACTCCCTTCATTCTGCGACTACAGCACAACTATCTTCATTGGTGCCCAAGTTCCGCCTATATAAGACTTTATCTGACGGCAAGACAGAAAAAAACATCGAATTTCCTTTTACCAGGTTTACAACAGTTGATTCTATAACTGATAGTGCATTAGGACGTGGGTCAGATGTAGGATTGATGAGTGTAAATTGGAATGACACAGGCACCAACCCCTTTAATGTCGGGGTATCTTTTTCTGGGGATATTTCTTTAAAATTTAATAGTTTTGAAGCACTTTTTAAATTAAGGGATAGCGGGGGACACGGAATTGCGTTTGCTGAATTGCTAAACCCCGAAGAAATCACTGGCAAAAAAATTACTCAGCAATCTTCCGAGTTCTGGGATCAACCCACCGTATCTAATATTGATGATTTCAAAAAAAGTATAAAAATGGTAATAGGGTGGGAATTACCCCATGACCCCGGTAATAATTTAAATTTAAAAGATATAGAAGAAGATCTGCAACTTTTAGAGCGCACATACATTCTACAAAACTTAGATCACAGCATTGACATAGACTCAGGAGACGCATCGATTACAGTTAATATAAAGTTTGCCGCAAGAATTGAGGGAATGCTACTCTCAACACGCACGGACCTATTATACATCGACCCCGCCAACGAAAATGAGATAGATAAAAAAACAAGAGACTCATACGAGGCATCTAAAAAATCTTTATTATCTAAGAAAAAACAAATGCAGGAGAAAGCAAAAGATACAAAAGCAAAAGAGCAACAATCTCGATACGCGGAATTGACCTTTGGCGAAGCACGAAGCAGCAATACTAATGTAGACAAGGAAATTGAAAAAATAAACGAAGAACTTAAATCCTTAAACAAAAAATTAAAATCCAATATATCTGAATCCAGGGCAATTGCATACAAGAGACTTTTAACTGGATTGAGGAGCAATATTGCAAATCCCACCCCTAATTCAGACGGGAAAGTGAAATATATAGATTTACCATCCACCGCCTTCAATGAGTACCTTACAGTCTTACAAGGGGCGGCAAAAAATAAAAAAGATATGAAGGATCTTCAAAAAAGAGAAAAAGACCAAGCAGAAAAGACAATCGAACCCAGTTTAAATGACGCTAATGTTTCTGCTAGGGATAAAGAACGGTTGAAAAAATCAGTCGCCCAACATGTGCGACTCAAAACTGAGGAGTTTCAAGAGATATATGGTGCGGAACGATCACTTGATATCGAAAGAATTGGTAAGGTAGTAAAAAACGCAGCAAGAAAAACTGGGTCTGGTGAAGGCAAATGGGGGGCACTTGGACCCTCTCTAGAAAAAAAAACACCAACTAAAAAGGATGCCAAATATAAACCGAAATTTAAAATTTTAGACAAAAACGGAACTAGGAGAATACATTATTTTTATTTAGGGGATTTAATAGACGCAGTATTTGATATAATCTATAAGCGCCCTTTGACCAAGAATAATAAAATAGACGGCAAAGACCAAATTAATGATGAGCGCGTTTATAAAGAGATAAAAATGGTTCTTGGACCTTTTGTATATTATAATCCTGTCACAAAAGAGAGCATCAATATGGCGATGGCAGATATTCCCGTTTCTTTTAATTATTTTAATGCGTGGTTTTTTGATAATGTCATTAAACAAGGTTTAACAAATTATACTCTTAGAAGTTTTTTGCGAGATTTATGCTCTAAGTTATTAAATAACGTATTATCTCCTACCCGTTTCGGACCCCTAAACCCTACGCGCTCCTTTGTAACTAGAGTTCAAAGTGTGCGAGTGGATAAGGATTCCAAACTTAATCAGTATTGGCAAAAATCCTATAATTTCCCCAAAGAAAGAATAAATGTGGAGGGGTTGTTAAGGAATATGCGCCAAAAAGCAGGAGGGAAAAAAGGTTCTGCGACTATTAAACAGACCGAATGGATATATCTCTATACTATGGGATCGAGTTCTGACTTTCTTGCAAAACATAAGGGGAATAGTGCCTTTAATATTAATAACGATATTCCCCATTATTACATCGGCGGTCAGCATGGAATTTTAAAGTCGGTATCTTTTAGCAGGACAAACATTCCAGGGAAGTTAGAAGCAGCATTAGCATCTGGCGCAGAACCCACGCGAAAGAACTTGTTGTTTCAAAATAAGTATGATGCTCAAGTTGAAATTTTTGGGAATCCCATCTTTAAACCTGGCATGTTGATATATTTAGATCCTCGTGGCATTGGACTAGGATCGATTGACACATATGGCACACCAACGTCCCCCACTGGAGTTGATTTCAGATATGATTTGGGTATTGGTGGGTACTATAGGGTTGTAAATGTCACCAACGCTATGAGCAGCGGAATTTTCTCAACTGCTCTTACAACGACCGCCGAACTAGACTTAAGGGATATTAGGATTTTAAATCAAAAAGAAAATGCCTAAAACTAATTAGATATTATGGCAGACTCAGAAAGAGAATTGGAAGATATCTCCTTAGAAGATTACGAGGCAGAAAAAGAACCTTTAGGGGAAAATAATTTATCTTCTTTCGCCATGTTTACCCAAAGAAAGAAATATAATGATACCACTTATCCCGTCATTACCATTCCGTCACCTTTTGATCTTTGGTATGATAAAAATAAACACTATTTTGGCAAACTCGATGAACGTGGATATGCGATTATTGCCAGAGAAAAATATCTAAAGCAATTACCAGGAGGTCCCAACTCTTTTGCATTAGATTTTGTTGTAGACGCCTTTAATGCTTTTAAAGAAAAGTATACGTTTCTAAACAAACGTCAAACTGCTGGTACTCCATTCCAATTCTTGGAAACAAAATCTGCATGGACATCAGTTGCTGTAAACTACAATAATTATTTAGATGGGGTCTTTCGTTTGTTCGTGGATAATTTTATGACCCAAGAAAAGCGTGATACCCAACTTGTAGACTTCAGAAGTTTTGTTAAGTTGTTTTATAGATTTATTAGATATAGCGAAGGAAACATTCCTATAACTTTTTCTAGTTTTATTAAATCTTCTTTTTGTTCTCCTCAATCCTCTGGGTTGATGATCGAATTATCAGACGATTCACATGGCAACGACTCAGACAAATATAACCATTTTATAAAAAATATAAACTTTGAGTGTTATGCAAGAACTGCGGAAGAATTTGGATTTAAGTTAGATAAAAATTATCCCGGTCGCCTTATTGCTGATGTGCAATCCCCTCAAATGCAGGAGTATATGAGTGCCTATCCCAAGAAACCTAAAAGACTAGAGTTGAGCGAACCCCAAGCACCTGTTTTTGAATTACCTGATGTGGCAAGTCCTGAATTGCAAAGTCCGTGGGCACCGGGGGATACAGTAGAGATGGTTGTAATAAGACCTCAAGATCCATCTGATCCTTATTATATTCTGGGGGGATATACCAATCCTCAAAATCAAAAATTTGGTGCAGGTGTGCGAGCGGGCAGTGCGGAAGTGCAAGGAAACATCGTCAACAAATTTAACTATATGGTTGATAATCTATTAGGCACCGGACGAGCAACAAAACTTTTTTTGAAACTTTCATCGACTGGCGGTCGATCAAGTCGCACCATACGTCAATCCGCTGCCCGAAACGTTCAGTATTTGCGACCCGTAGGTGGAACAATTGGGGCACTTGTGATAGGTGTTGAAAATTCTTTTTCGGATTCTCAAGGTGGGACCGCAGCACATTCATTAGATGTTAATCAGAACCGTCAAGTAGAGGAGTTTTTTGCACCTCGGGATTCATCTATTTTCATTTGGAAATATCTGTCTTTTGATGATTTTATGGCGAATGGATTAAATGATGCCATCGTGACCCAACCCCCACGCCGATGGCATCTAACTAGAGATAATGAAATTTATATTACTGCCCCCAATTTATCTATCCACCTATCCAACGCCGTCCAGCAACCCACATCCACCATTGAAAGGTTTAATAGATATTATAGGGAACGTGATGATATTACTATTCAGCAACAAAAATATACAGACTATCGTACCTTTGTGTATGAACCTTTATACAAAAAATATGAAGAAGAACTAAAAATTTATCAACGCACAATTAGCAATTATGATAAGCAATTAGAATTATATGACACGTTGCCCAAACCAATGTCTTATAAAAATTTCATTGATGCACGATATAATTTGGGGTACAGAGTGGATGTAGACATGTTAAAAGAAATGTTAACACAATTTTATTATTCCTATACTTCTAGTCGCCCAACTGTTTTTTTGACTGAGAGTGTAAAATGTGGAACATCAACACCCCTTACGAAACGACGTACAGTACAAAGGGAACAACTATCTAGAAATATTATAAATGAAAAATATGGGGATAGGGAATTTTGGATTCGGTTATATGGAGAAATGAAAGGGGTGGAGGATAAAAACAGAATCAAACCTGATAAACTGGAAGAGATTATTTATAATACAGTCACCCTTTTTCGTCAAAGCGGTGAAGGTGCCTCTTTAAAATATCTCACTGAACAGTTTCAAAAATTTAGTTGACACTCACTGATCATTCTGATATAATTTAGAACATGATTTTTCACTCTATTGATAATAAATCGAATTGTAAGTCAATTATCGTAAATGATAAAATAATAAACAACCCTGATTATGAAACTCTTAGTGGTTCTTGGGATTATAACACGGATCACGAAGGTGATCAAATACAATATGCTAATTTATATTTACAAGGAAGAACTATCGATGAGATATGCCCTTCACATTTAAAAGACCAGTGGGAAGAAGCAAAGAAATATCACAATTCATATATTAAGTCTTTTCAATGTGCCAAAGTAAAAGCAGCAGATTATTGTTTTTATGATTTGGTGCCTGAATCATTCCTCATACAATATTTTGGGACGAAATGTAAGATAATAGAATATGTTTTAAGTAATTTTGATAAACCCAGCAATTATAATTTTCTATTGGAGTTGAGAAAACTCTTATTAGATATACAAAACAATAGATTAAACTTAAAAATCTCAGAATTAAATAACCAAATGCAAAAATATAAAACGAGGCGATTTAGAGAGAAGATGACTCAAATACCTTCCCATGTTTCTTATAATTTGTTCGGAACTATTACCGGCAGATTAACAACGAAGAAACAATCTTTTCCGATGCTAACTTTAGATAAAGATTTTAGGTCTATTGTTGTTCCCAACAATGATTTCTTTGTTGAGGTTGATTTTAACGGCGCAGAATTGCGATGTCTTTTAGCATTAAATGATATGGAGCAACCATCAGAGGATATCCATGCATGGAATGTGGAAAATGTTTATGGTGGCAAAATCTCCCGAGATGACGCCAAAAAGCGCATATTCGCTTGGTTATATAATTTAGAATCCCAAGACCACTTATCTAATCGGGTTTATAGTCGAGATGAATTATTGAATAAATATTGGGATGGTGAGAGTATCACAAACCCCTTTGGAAGAAAAATAAAATGCGATAAATTTCATGCAATTAATTTCTTGATTCAAAGCACAACTTCTGATATATTTCTCCGACGAGCAATAGAGGTAAACAAATTATTAAAAAATAGAAAATCCCAAATAACAGCATTGATACACGATAGCATGTTGATAGATTTCTCGCAAGAAGACAAGTGCATACTCCCCGATCTCATTAAGACATTCGAGGCAACTGAATTGGGGATCTTCAAGGTTAATAAAAAAATTGGTTTAAATTTCGGAAATATGATGGAGATAAAATGACAACTGTTATTGGACTAGGAAATGCTGGATGTAAGATTGTAGATCTCTTTTCTCAATACCCTCAGTATTCTTGCTATAAATTTGATGTGGGGTTAAAGAAGGGTAAGGGTAACTTCCCTCTAAGAACTTATGAAAAATTGGAAGATTATGAACAAAAATTACCCTCTCCGCGTTCTTTTTTGAAGGGTATCACAGGTGATGTTCTTTTTGTGATGGCGGGCGGCGGAAAAGTGAGTTCTTATGCTTTGAGGATTTTAGAATCCTTAAAAAAGAACCAAATTACTGTTTTGTATATTCGACCTGAATTATCGCTCTTGAATGAAACTCAGTCTAAATTAGAATCTATGAGTTATGGAGTTTTTCAACAATATGCGCGGTCTGGATTATTCTACAATTTAATCCTCGTCTCTAATTCAGAAATTGAGAGAATTTTGGGGGGTTTGCCAATTAGGGATTATTATAATAATATTAATGAAACAATTGTTTCGACCCTTCATATGATTAATGTTTATAAAAATAATGACCCGTTATTTAATACATTTGATCAAAAACCTGTAGGCGTGAGAATATCTACATTTGGCATTTGCGATTTAGAAGCAGGAGAAGAAAATTTGTTTTTTTCTCTTGACAATGTGTCGGATATGGATTACTATTATGCTTATGATAAAGCAGAAATTGAATCAAATCAGTCTCTTTTATCGGATATAAAAAATAATATTAATAAGAAAAAAGAAGTTATCAAGAGGGTAACATATGGCGTATATGAAACGAATTATGAACAAAATTATTTGTATTGTATTCAAAGTACGTCAATAATACAACAATAAATCTGGAGGGTCAGGATAGTTACTGACTTTACCTTAAAATAAACTAGGAGAAAAAAACGATATGGCATTAGATTTAGCAAAAATGAAGGCAAAACTTCAAGAACTAGAAGACGGAGGAAAATCCAAAAGAGATGGCACCTTCTGGAAACCAATGGAAGGTGAACAAGATATTCGTATTGTACCGACCGCTGATGGTGATCCATTTAAGGTGTTCCATTTTCATTATAATTTAGGAGAAGGCGCACGAGGGGGCGTTCTTTGTCCCAAACGACAATTTGGCGATAATTGCCCCATTTGTGAATTTGCAAGTTCACTTTGGCAAGAAGAATCATCGGAGAGTAAAAAGATGGCAAAGTCACTTTTTGTTCGCCAACGTTTCTTCTCACCAGTAATTGTACGTGGTGAAGAAGCGGCAGGTGTACGTCTGTGGGGATACGGAAAGACAATTTACGAGAATCTTCTTGGACTTGTTCTTAATCCCGATTATGGTGATATTACTCATGTAGATGAGGGTGTTGACCTGTCACTTACATATACGTTACCAAAGACTAAAGGTGCTTATCCGCAAACGAACTTGGTTCCCAAGCGTAAGTCATCGGCACTATTAACGTCGAAAAAGGAAATTGCAGCAGCACTCAAAAATATTCCTAATATTGATGAGCAGTTTCAGCAAAAATCTTTTTCAGATTTAAAGGCAATTCTTGAATCCTTTCTGAGTCCGTCTACGGGTCCTCTTGAAGATACCTCTGTCATCAGCACTGTTGATGCTGCAATTCAGGAATTAACTGCTTAAGAAATTTAGGTAGAATATATACAATGATCAAAGACCACTGTCATTAACGTGATGGTGGTCTTTTTTTTTAACAAATGAAATGAATAAAATAAAAAATATAAATTTAGGAGAAAATATTATATGACAGGAAAAATATCATCTTCCGATATTGCGAAGATGTTAAATAAAAAAGCAGGTAGAAATATTGCCCATACCCTTGAGGCAGAAAATCCCACTGAAGTGAAAGAGTGGATCTCAACGGGTTCTCGCTATTTAGATTCAATTATATGTCGTGGAAAACTTGCTGGTATCCCAGTGGGAAAAATCACGGAAATTGCTGGATTAAGTGCTTCCGGCAAGTCTTACATGGCAGCACAACTCGCTGCGAATGCTCAAAAAATGGGCATTAAAGTAATCTACTTTGACTCAGAGAATGCTCAAGATCCAGCATTTTTAGAAAACTCTGGTTGCGATATTACTTCGGAAAATGGGGTAATATATCTTCAGGCACAATGGGTTGAACAGGTGTTGGAAATGATTGAAAGTTGTTTAGTTACAGGCGAAAAGTTTCTCTTTATCTGGGACTCTTTAGCAAATACGCCTTCCAAATCTGATGTAGAGGGGGATTTTAATCCTCAATCTTCAATGGCAGTTAGACCAAGGGTATTATCAAAGGGTTTGGCAAAGTTGGTACAACCTATTGGGGATTCTCAATCAACTTTTTTAGTGCTTAATCAACTGAAGACGAAAATTACAAGTAACATTTGGGAACAGAAATTAGACCCCTATTTTACACCGGGGGGCATGGCAGCGATATATAATTATTCTTTAAGAATTTGGTTAACTCGCTCCAATTCATCTAAGACTTTTGTAGAAGATGATAAAGGTTATCGAATTGGTACTTTGGTTAAGGCAAAACTTAAAAAATCTAGGTACGGTACGGAGGGTCGCACTTGTGATTTTAAAATCATTTGGGGCGATCATGAAAAAATTGGTATCCTCGATGAAGAAAGTTGGTTAGACGCAATAAAACCATCAAATCGATTGACAAATGCAGGTGCTTGGTTTAAACTGGAGGGGTATGATAAAAAATTTACTGGATCTCAATTTGGGGATTTAGTAAAGAAAGATGATAAGTTTAAACAAATAGTTTTAGATATTATGGATGAAGAAGTTATTAGAAAATTTGATGCTAGAGAGGTGGATGCTTCCAACTTCTATGAATCAGATGAGGGCACTTCTAAATCTGCGTCTCGGTAATAAATTAATGTGGGGGCACCTTGCGGGGTGCCCTCCATTGGATAATGAATATGAAGAATGTAGTTTTATTTGATATGGACGGGACACTTACCCCTCCGCGTAAATCGATGAATCAAGAAATGGTTGATGCCTTGGGATTGTTATCTAACTATGCATCTATTGGGATTGTTTCTGGTAGTCCCTTTGAATATATTAGGGAACAATGTGGGTATATGTTTAATCACTACAACGAATTGTGGTTACGAGATTTAATTATCATGCCCTGTAACGGCACACAGAAATACGTTTGGGAAAATGAAAAATGGGAAAAGGTGTTTTCTTTAGATATGAGAGAATTTATCGGAAAGGATTTATATCGCTCTCTAATAAATGAATTAACAGCACAGCAGTATCATTACGCGCTTTCGTCTTACGCCCATGATCACGTATTGACAGGGAACTTTATTTCTTATCGAGGTTCGATGGTTAATTGGTGCCCAGTCGGTCGGGATGCTAATCACGTTGATCGGGATCTGTTTTGTAAAACCGATAAAGAAATGAATATTCGGATAAATGCGTGCGAGAAATTAATTGGAACTAAAAAATTGGCGGATAAGTTAACATTTAGTATAGGGGGCAATACATCAATTGACATTTATCCCCATGGTTGGGATAAGCGTTATGCATTAACTCACTATAGGGAGAATGAAAAAGTGTGGTTTATTGGTGATCGATGCTTAAATAAAAATGGAAATGATAAACCGCTATATGACAGTATCAATAAAACTAACCCCAATTGCGCGTTCCAAACAAGTGGACCTCAAGAGACTATGGAGTTAGTAGAAAAAATTATTACTAGGATTGCGAACACCAATGACTAATAAAATTCTCATCGTGGATGCTATGAACACTTTCATCCGAAATTATGTGATGGACCCTTCAATTGGAGCAGGTGGATTTCCAATTGGTGGAACGCGAGGGTTTCTAAAGACCTTGCAAAAATTAATAAGAGAAACAGCGCCACACCAAATAATAGTAGTATGGGACGGGAGTGGCGGTTCAAAAAAACGCCGCACTTTACTGAAGCAATATAAAGAGGGTCGAAAACCCCTCAAACTTAACAGGGCATACAACGGACTTTCCTCCTCAGAAGAATCTCAAAATAAATATACCCAGATCAAGAAAACAATAGATTATCTCAATGCGACTCCCGTTATGCAATTTATGGTTGAGGATGTTGAAGCAGATGATGTAATTGGTTATATCTGTGGATTAAAGGATTTAGAAGAAAAAATAAAAATTATTGTTTCATCGGATAAAGACTTTATTCAATTGTGCAATAGCACTACCATCCTCTATAGACCCAAACCTAAAGGACAAAAGGATATTTTAAACGAAAGTAGGGTAGTAGAGCAATACAGTATTCATCCCACTAATTTTGCAATTGCTCGTGCCATCGATGGTGATAAATCTGATAATATTGAAGGGGTCAGGGGTGTGGGATTAAAAACATTGGTCAAGAATTTCCCTGAATTGAGCGCATCGAGCACACTTACTTTAGACGGTATATTTAACAAATGCGAAGATAATCTAGAAAAAAATAAAGTGTATTCTTCGATTCTAGCGTCAAAAAAGAAAGTAGAATTAAATTATGCTTTGATGCAATTATACACTCCAGAAATATCCTATATTGTTACTAAGGAAATAAGAGAGACTATTAAATCTCATGTTCCTTATTTTAATCATACTGAATTTATGAAAATGCTGACTCAAGACGGATTAATTAATTTTGATTGGGAAATTATGTTTCAAAAATTTAGATCAATAATATCAACTACTAAAAAAAATGATTGACCGGAAGGTTTTTATGGGGTATATTTACTCCACTCTACAGAGGTGCAAATGTCCAACAGTAACGTTTCTTTTTCTAAGTTCGGAAAATCTTTTCAGGAAGAATTAACATTTTTAATTTTAGATGATCGAGAGTTTTCGGATCGGATGCTTGAGGTCTTAAACACAGAATTTTTAGAATTTAAATATCTTCAAGTTTTCATCACGAAGATATTTGAATATAAGAAACGTTACACTGCTCACCCCTCATATGAAACCATGAAGACGATTCTCAAATCTGACATCTCAGATGAGAATGAAGTTTTACAAAAGCAAGTACGAGATTATTATGCGCGTGCTTTATCGTCAATGGATATTCTTGCGAATTCGGGATATGTTAAAGATAAGGCATTAGACTTTTGCAGAAAACAAAAATTAAGAGAAGCGATGATCAGGTCTACTTCCTTGTTGCAAAATTCTTCTTTTGACGAAATCTCCAAACTTATTAATGATGCCCTCAAAGCAGGCGCAGAGTCTAATGAGGGATATAAATTCATCTCTGATTTTGAGAAACGATACGAACTTATAAATCGTAGTACCATCTCTACTGGTTGGTCAAAAATTGATGATATAATAAATGGTGGCGCTGGTAGAAAAGAAATGGGGGTTGTTATTGCACCCACAGGGTGTGGCAAGTCTATGGTTTTAGTGCATTTAGGTGTTGAAGCACTGAAGCGCGGGATGAATGTTGTGCATTACACCCTAGAGTTATCTGATACTGTGGTGGCACGACGATATGATTCGTGCCTTACAGGATTTCCTCTTAGCACACTCAACCAACATAAAGATGAAATTTGGAAACAGGTTCAAGAACTAGAAGGAAAGTTGATCGTTAAAGAGTATCCTACAAAAACTGCTTCCACTAACACAATCCGCGCCCATCTTACTAAATTAACTCAAACGGGTGCCTTTAAACCTGACATGATTATTGTAGATTACGCAGATTTGTTGCGAACTACCTCCTATCGCAAAGAGAAGCGGGAAGAACTAGAAAGCATTTATGAAGAATTGCGAGCAATTATGCAAGAATACAATGTAGCAGGGTGGACCGCATCACAAACTAATCGCTCTGGATTAGAGTCTGAAATTATCACAATGCAGAGTATTTCCGAGGCGTTTAATAAATGCTTTATAGCAGATTTTATTTTTTCAGTTTCTCGTACAACTGAAGACAAACAAACAAATGGCGGTAGAATTTATATCGCAAAAAATAGAAACGGACCAGATGGTCTGGTCTATTCAATATTTATGGACCCATCTAATGTGGATATCAAAGTCATAGAACAATATAGTAAAGGTGATAACATAACCCCGTCACTATCTCAAGAAGAAAAGCAGAAATTCATGTTGAAAAAATATAAAAAATTTATAGACAAAGGGGCAACGACATAATGGATCTATCACAACAAATTTTATCCGATATTACAGTTTTTATGAAATACGCTAAATATGATAAGGACTTAGGCAGAAGGGAAACATGGGAGGAGTTAGTTAACAGAAATAAAAAGATGCATTTAAAAAAATTCCCCCATTTAGAAAAACAGATTGAAGATGCTTATCAGTTTGTACACGACAAAAAGGTATTGCCCTCAATGCGCTCACTACAGTTTGGGGGCAAACCTATTGAAATTAGTCCCAATAGAGTTTACAATTGCGGATATTTGCCTGTTGACGATTGGAGGGCATTTAGCGAAATATTATTTTTATTGTTGGGTGGAACCGGCATCGGATTTTCAGTGCAGAAACATCATGTGCAAAATCTCCCCGAGATTAGAAAACCGCGCTCCGACCGCCGACGAAGGTTTTTGATTGGGGATTCAATCGAAGGTTGGGCAGATGCAGTTAAAGTTTTGATGCGTTCATACTTTGAGGGCACCTCTACTATTCAATTTGATTTTTCAGATATTAGACCCAAGGGAGCAAAACTTGTAACATCGGGCGGTAAAGCACCGGGACCTGAACCGTTAAGAGTCTGCATTAGTCAGATAAGATCTATTTTAAATGAAAAAGAAAACGGAGATCAATTAGAACCCATTGAAGTACACGATATTGTTTGCTATATCGCTGATGCTGTCCTTGCTGGTGGCATCCGTCGTGCTGCTCTTATTTCACTTTTTTCTGCTGACGATGAAGAGATGATTGCATGTAAAACTTCAAATTGGTGGGAAAAAAATCCCCAAAGAGCACGAGCAAATAATAGTGCGGTATTGGTGCGTCATCGTGCAGATAAGACCTTTTTTATGAAACTTTGGGACAGGATACAAAATTCTAACGCAGGAGAACCAGGAATCTATTTCACTAATGATAAAGAATGGGGAACCAACCCTTGTTGTGAGATCGGATTAAGACCTTTTCAGTTTTGTAATTTATGCGAAGTAAACACTTCCAATATCACCTCACAGGAGGATTTAAATGAACGTGTACGTGCAGCAGCATTTATTGGCACCCTGCAAGCATCTTATACTGATTTTCATTATTTGCGCCCTATTTGGAGAAGGACTACCGAACGAGAGGCACTTTTGGGCATTGGGTTAACTGGTCTTGCAAGTGGAAAAACGCATCAAATGGACATGGTTGCGGCAGCACAGGTTGCTACTATTGAAAATGAGCGAGCGGCAAAGTTGCTAGGAATTAATACCGCCTCGCGTGTGACAACCATTAAACCTAGTGGTACGTCATCTCTTGTATTGGGTTGCTCAAGCGGCATCCATGCATGGCACTCTCAATATTATATTCGTCGAATTCGTGTAGGTAAAAATGAAGATATTTATCATTATCTTGCGATTAACCACCCTGAATTAGTGGAAGACGAGTATTTTAGACCTCACGACACCGCAGTTATTGCCATTCCCCAGGAGGCACCTCTTGGAGCAGTTCTGCGAACGGAAACCTCCACTTCTTTATTAGAAAGAGTTAAATGGTTTTCTCAAAATTGGATAAAGGCGGGTCATAAACGGGGAAACAATACTCATAATATTTCCGCTACCATATCTTTAAAAGAATTTGAGTGGGGAGATACTGGGGAGTGGATGTGGAAAAATCGTAAATTTTATAATGGGTTGTCAGTTTTGCCATATCACGGCGGCATCTATAAACAACCCCCATTTGAAGAATGTACTGAAGTAGAGTACAAAAGGATGCTAGAAAAATTAAAAGAAATAGACTTAACTAAAATTATTGAAAACGAAGATAATACAAATTTAAGTGGAGAAATTGCTTGCGCTGGAGGCGCATGTGAGGTAAAATACATTTAGTAGGAGGGTTCATGGCAACCATAGCAATAACACCAGAAAAAAAGAAACACGTTTTACGATTAATTAAATCTTATAAGGCAATTGATTCTGCGATCACACCTTATCAGGAACAACGCAAAGAACTACGCAAAGAATATATTGAAAATGAATGGTTAACTAATGACGAAATTTCGTTGACTAAAAAAGCATATAATGCGGTTAAATCTCAATTAGATTTGGACGATCTTTCTTCTCTAGTAGAAATTGCCAAAGAGGAATTATAAATAGATGCTTTTTACACCAATTAATAAATATCTTTTAGTCGAAGCGTTTGAGATCCCCAAAGAGAGAGATTCGTTAATAGAACTCCCAGAGGAATATAAAAAAAAATCAGGAGGTCGGTATATCCCTGTTCGCTTCCTCTCATGCGCTTCTGATTGCTTAGGTATTTATGAAGAATTATTTGATGTAGAGAGTGAAGTTATACTTGTGGTGGACCAATCAATGATTGAGGATATACTTATAGGGGATAGTAAATATTCAATAATACACCAAAATCATATTGTTGGAATTATTGCACCGATGGAGGGTAAATATGAAACTTAAGGACATTAAAAATATCGTAGCAGAGGAATTGCAAAAAGAAAAAAACTCAATTCTTTTAGTGCAACCTGAACCTTTAACAGAAGCGAACTTCGGGAGAGTAAAGAAAAAAATAGAAGTCGATAAAGTTCCTTTTGTAATGATTAGTGCTTTTCGCGGTGGCACGACCAAGGGTAAAAATTTAAAAAGGCAAAAGGAACTTGAAAGTCACGTAAGGGAAGCGGGGTTTCCGTGGACAAAAATGCCTCAGTCTGGGTATGTAGAAGATCCCGAAGAAGAAGGTGGTGATTCTGTCAACGTTAAAGAGAACTCTATTATAATTTGGGATGAGAAACGTCCAGATGTGCAACGAAGCAATCAAGATTTATTTAATCTTGCAGCGGGGTTGGCAGCAGAATTTAACCAAGATTCTTTTATTCATGGTAAAGTTTTAGGAGATGGAGATAAGAGAGAAATGTTTATTAAAGCATACGATAAATCCGGCAAAGCGATTAGGGAACCCTGGGCAGGTCCGTGGCAAAATATTTCGGTAATTGATGCTGATGATGTTTATTGGAGTACCATCGGAAGCAAAAAGGCAAAGTTGAGGGAAATGCTGGAACTCACTCGAACTATGAAGGTCAAAAGTAGGCACGACGCGATGCGGAAGCAACATGCGCTTGATGCAGTCAGGTCAGCACTAAAAAGATTGAAATAAATACTCTAATTATTTTTTAGTTATAATAGGTGGAACATGGCAAAAGATAAAAAAATTGAAGATCGCCCTTGGGGAACTTATGAGGTACTAGAAGATAGAAAACTTTATAAATTAAAAGAGATTATTGTCAACCCCGGATGCCGCTTAAGTTATCAATCTCATCATAAACGTACTGAGGTGTGGACTGTTGTTTCTGGCACGGGCAAAGTGATTTTAGAAGATCAATATCTTGATGCTTATGCGGGTCGCTGCTTTTTTATTCCTCGCGAGTCCAAACATCGAATTGAATGTGGTGGCGATAATCCCCTTATATTTGTAGAGGTGCAGATGGGAGAATACTTTGGCGAAGACGATATAACAAGATATGAGGATGATTATGGAAGAACTTGATATAGGATTTGTTACATTAGTGACAGAATTTTTACATTCTTCGGAAAGGATAAGAGATGCCACTGAACTTATTGATGGTGATCCCGTTAAGCAAGAGATGATTCAGGATATTAGAAAAGATTTTGATGAATCATGTGGCAGGGCAGAAGCACTCCGTCTATTGGTGGAGAACTCCTATCCCGAAAGTAGAGAATTTATTTTAAGTGAGTTGAGGGAAGTAACTATCCTTAATAACCAAATAGCAGACACTATTCAAAAAAGACTTGCTCCCCTCTTATGGAATTAGAATTAAAATATAGGGTCTTAATCGCCCTTATTTTATTTGTAGTATTTTGCGAAATAATAATAATCAACAAGGACAAATAGTTATTGGAGCATCTTTGGATGCTCTTATATATTGCACCCAGAACGATTTTACTCTTGTATATACACGTATTCTTCTCCCCACAAAGATAGAACCAGATATATATTTTTTAGAAAAAAAACATACTCAAGTTGATTTATGGAGATGTCTTTATTATGCGTTATCACTGAGTGGTAATGTAATTTATGCTGATAAGATTGACTCAATCCGCATTGAAGATGCACATTTGAATATTTTTACAAAGCGAGCACGGAAATATAAATTACGGGCAAATAAGATTGTCGTCTTTGATGATTATAATGTGAGTGGGATTCCTTCATGTCCTACAAATGCCCAAGATAACTTATATGAGGTACGCGACTGGTTTAATGTTAGGAGCGGTATGAAACATTCCCATGAAATTATTGACGGGCAAGATTCTTTTGTAAGCAAGATAATTTTTTATTATACTGATCGGGTGGACGGCAATCATAAACTTAAAGATGCAGTTTCAATTTCTCATTTAACAAAAGAACAAATAGACTCTATGGAATATTCAACTATAAACTCCCGCTTCAAAACTCTATATATGATGAAACAAGCGGGCATTCGAGGAACACGCAACGGCAGAGATCAAAAAGATAAAACCAAGTATAAATATTATGCCATTCGGTTAGAACATGATCACCGTGAAATTGTTCCCAAGTTAAGAAAATACAAAACAACCGACAGAATAATTTTTAATTATGACCCCCTAACTGATATAATAAATTTACCTTCAGTGGACTCAAATGCCAGAAAAGTGCTCTCCAAATATCTCTAAAAAGGATTCATACCACCTTGCGGGCATTATTTCGTTATTAGACAAAGGTGGAGATTTTAATTTACCTTGGCGTGATTGTTTAATGCCTATCGCCCCAAATTTTTTAGCAATTGAAAGGGCGATATTAGAATGCGCTACAGTGGGGTGCGAAACAATATGGGTAGTATGCCCCCCCAAGATTCAACCGTTGATTAAGCATCGCCTAGGGGAGATCGTCCAAGACCCTGTGTGGATTAGCAGAAAGCACGATGTATTTCCCTCTCAAAGCAGGAAGCAAATTCCTATTTATTATGTGGAGTGTAGTCCTAAAGATGAGGGAGTTCGAGATTCACAAGTATGGGGAGTTCTTTATGGAGCAAAAATAGCAAAAAAAGTTTCCCGCTCTCTGAGCAAATGGATCGAACCAGATAAATATTATGTTTGTTTTCCCATGAGTGTATATCCATCTCAACACTTGAGGGCATATAGAAACATGCTCACTATGGATGGAAATTTTTTTGTTTTAACTGACAAGGGTGAAAGTATTTTAGACGGAAAGAAAGTAGGTTTTGCATTTGAGAAAAAGCACTTAGGAGAATTGATATTATTTTTTTGGAGAAACGCTACAGGTAAATTTGATCCTTCACAACCCGAAAATGAACGAAAAAATGGAAAATACATAACTAAAACCCTCCCCTTAGAGGAAAGAAATTCAGGGCGATTTTTTACATTTGATTATATATTTAAGAATATAGAAAAAGAAATGTTTAATATGGTAGAAATGTCCTGGTACTATGAAATCGATACCTGGGAAGGTTGGAAAAGATTTTTATCCTCTGAAGAATCTCAAATTTTAAAATACCCCAAATTAAAATTACTTAATGCGGGAAAATGGAATAAAATAGCGGAAGAAGAAGACTGAGAGATAAACTATTTAAGGTAGGAGATTTAATGGTAACAAAATATTTTGATTATAGAGCAGGTCTTGGAAATGTAGGATCATACCAGACAAGCGGTAAACCGTTTCTTACTTCCTCTATCGATGTGCCCGTAGACGGGAGCGTTATTCAGATTAGTTTGCCCAATGTAAGTCGCTTTATTACTATTAAGAACACCGGATTGGATGATGGCACAACTGAGGTGAATTTACGGATTGGATTTGCTGCAAACGGGGTGAACGGATCTAATTATTTAGTTTTGGCAAATCAAGAATCTTATTCGGCAGATTGGAGAATTACTAGTGTTTATTTGCGAGTTGATAGTGGATCATCTTATAATGCCACCGCCTCAGTAATAGCAGGTATGACCACTATTGACTCTGGTGAATTATTGCATAATTGGACGGGATCGGAGGGAGTAGGATAATGCCACAAGGTGGATTTAGCAGAGATTTTCAAACAGCAACAAATTTAAGACATAGAGCAGAGCAGGAATTAAGAAAAAAAGAACGGGATTTAATAGGAAACGAAGTTATAGAAAAACTTAATCCCTTTTTTAAAGAGAGAATGGAGAACATAGAAGAAAATTTAATTTTGAAACAGGACGATACAATTACAGAGTTTGTTGATATGATGCGGCAGCGCAATAGATTATTAAAATTTTTGCTGTGGACTAACTTTTTTACCCTAGCATCCCTTTCTTTTGTTTTGGGGTATTTTTTATGAAAGTTAAACATATGATAGAAAAACTTTTAAGAGAAAACCAAGAGGAAGAAGTAGTTTTTATTTTGGATGATGATCGTTCTTGCTATTATATTATTGAACCTAAACCTTTTTTACACGCCGGTCCTCGTGCATTTATAGATAAAAAAAAGCAACCCTTTAAAAGTAGTGTTGTGATGGTGCGATCCAAAAAACTCTATTAAAAAAAATGCCCCGCCCGATCAAAGACCGGACGAGGACTTTAAATTAACTCAAAGAGTCAACAATTATTTAATTGGAGACATGTCCAATTTAAATTCTTGACCAGTTGTGTTGTTGCGTATTCTAATATGATCCGATTCCTCGAAAAGAGTCCAATCACCGCGCTCATTCTTCATATGAAAATCGCCCGTGTATACATTGTTAGCATAAACTGCCGCCAATTTTGCAGTACTTGAACCGATATTATATGTACTGTCGGTATCCCAAATAAGGGAACTTGCAAGAGATGCATTAACAGTGAGACTATCACTGCTTAAGTCACCTAAAGTAGAATCACCGCCAACTACTAAATCCGTCGTTACCGTAAGATCATTACCAATAGTAACATCACTCGGAAGACCGATTTGAAGTTGTTGCCCTGAAGCAACAGTGTCAACTTCATTTGCAGTACCGATTACAGACAATACTTGACTATCGAGATCGATAACAAAAGTACCAGAATCACCAGAACCACTTAATGAAGAATCACCAACTTGTGAATCAACATATGCCTTAATTGATTGTTGCGTTGCAAGACCATTCTCATCATTAGACGCCATGTCGTCTTCGTCTAGAATAGTATCCACGTAAGTGCTTTCACCACTAAACAAAAAGTTGTTTTGCAGAGTGAGAGCACCTTGGATATTTGCTGTACTATCAACATCAAGAGATCCCATCATCGTTACCGCACCAGCAGTTGAAACTGTAAAGTTTGAACCATTAACATCAATACCACCATCTAAAGATGCTAGTCCTGAAACATCAAGTGTGCTTGTTGAAGTAAGGGATTTAGCAGATGTGTCACCATCAGCATCAACAGAAAATCCTGTCATTGTGATACTTCCCATTGTTAAATCACCAGTACCATCAATACTTGCTGCACCAGCAATAGATCCAGCGTTAGTAATACCACCGCTAGAATTATTTAAAGATGCGGCAACTACTGCACCAGCAGTCGAAACTGTAAAGTTTGAACTATTAACATCAATACCACCATCCAAAGATGATAGTCCTGCTGCATCTAGTGTGGTTGTTGAAGTGAGCGACGAACCAGTCAAAGCACCAGCAGTATCAACAGAGAATCCTGTCATTGTGATACTTCCCATTGTTAAATCACCAGTACCATCAATACTTGCTGCACCAGCAATAGATCCAGCGTTAGTAATATTACCACTAGAGTTATCCAGACCAGCAAAAGTTACACTTGCATCAGTTGTAAGGTCTTGATTGATAATTGAATCCGCTTCAATATTTAATGCACCAGCAACTGTAATAGTTTTTGTTGCATCAATATCCATCGTAAGAACACCAGCATTATCTGGTGCTTTCATTTCCCATGCACCACGATCAGATGAAACTTTCATGTAACCAGAAACAATACCATCTTCCTCAACGTCAATACCAGCACCGCCAGCACTAGCAGCAGCACCACCATCATTGATTAAGATGTTTTTATCTTTCACATTAAGATTATCAGTATCAACTTGTGTGGTTGTCCCATTAACATATAAGTTACCAGAAATCGTGAAATCACCAGTAGCAGAACCTGTAACGAAACTCAAATCACCACCAAAAGATGAACCATTAGCGCCAGTATCAAGCGTTGCAGCACCGGACGAACCAACAGTCGTAAGACCACTCGCAGCACCACTACTAATTGTAGCAGTACCGTCAGTTAGACTTCCACCTGTAACCGCGCCAATAGTCGTATAACTACCAGCGTGGGATGTTCCTGAACCACTCATAGTTGTGACACCTGAAATAGCACCTGCGCTCATAGTTGCCGTGCCGTCCGTCAAGGACCCACCAGTAACCGTATTATCAGTTGAATAACTACCTGCTGTCGATGCACCTGAACCACTTACAGTTCCAAGGTTCGCAAGATTTCTGGACACATCCATAATTTCATATTGAGTGCTCCCCGAAACCCCATTTGTCCATTGAATTGATCCGAATGAACCTGTTGTACCCAGAATACCGGGTCTATATATATCTACCATATTTATTTCTCCTCTATGGATAAAATTAGTTTACCCATTTGTACGTCAGGTGGTCAAATTTTCTCTTGCGAGAATTTACCACCCTTGGTCCTGATAACTAGTATTTAATTAATCATATGCCTCATAACATGAGGCAAAAAAGGTGCAAAAAGAATGTAAGCACTGGTCTTGTTTGGAATAAAAAAAAATTATTTTTTAATTTTTTCTAGCATCAATTTGAATTCTTCACCCGTCAGGTTATTTTTAACTGTGAGGTGTTCTCGTTCTTCAAAGAGGGTCCAGTCACCTCGCTCATTTTTCATATGAAGATCGCCTGTGTAAAGGTTGGATGTAGAGATATTGTCGGTATGGACGTTCGAATACTTTTGTTCGGTATTTCCCAACTCTTCGTTATTTTCGGGAGTGATACTCCCAGAGTGTGAAAAATCTCCTTTTAAATTTATTGATCCGGTAAGACCAATCTGCCCCGTGTCATTATCTACTGTAAAATCGTTACTGCCAATAACTGCTTTTTTGCCTTGATGGAATCTTAACACTTGGCCATGCGCACCACTTACAACCGTCAGTCCACCCTTACGACCACCAGAACTAAATCCTCCACCGAACCCCATAATATATTAAATAGTTTTTTTTGGGGTTAAAGGATATTTATATAAAAAGAACTGAGGAGTGATTTAAATGCCGCGAACTAAAAAACCTGCCACCCAAGACGATTCTGTTTTGGAAAAACCTGAGACTGGTGCTATTCCCCCTAATGTGACCGAAGCAGAAATTGCTGATAAACTAGAAAAAGCGAAAATCGAAGGTCAGCAAGAGGTTTATACCCTTTATGCATCTTACTTTAAATCGCGAATGATGGAATATTTTGAAAACAAACAAGACGATTATGCAAAAGAGATGCGAGAAATTTATTTATTAACTATTAAAAATGTGACTTAATTAGTTGACTTAAGCAACATATTCAGGTAATATAGAGGCATGATTAAGTCTTCTATTCCGTTCGTCGGTCTTCATGCCCACTCTACTGCGGGTTCCCCCTTCGATGCAATTGGATTTCCACAGCAGCATATGGACTTTGCTTATGAAAATGGTTCTAATGCGCTCGCCTTAACAGATCATGGCAATTGTAATGGTTTAGCATATCAGGTATTACATGCCAAATCAATGGAAAAAGAAGGCAAGAACTTTAAACCAATTTATGGTGTAGAGGCATATTTTATACCGTCGCTTCAAGAATGGGCGCAAACTTATGAAGAATATAAAGCATCTAAAAAACGTAAAAAAGACGACGCGGGATCTGGATTTTCAGTTGAAGATGAATCGGAAACTAAAAACAACAAAGATAAGATTAATAAAAGATCTCATTTGATATTACTTGCACAGAACCAAATTGGGTTGAACAATATCTTTAATTTGATTTCCCAGTCTTTTAAACCAGGAAACTTTTATCGTTTTCCTAGAATTGATTATGACTTACTTAAGAAATACAATGAAGGCGTTATTGCATCTTCCGCATGTTTGGGTGGTATTTATGCAGGTAATTATTGGGCGAATAAGGACAATGGCACCGATGCTGTTCTTAATGCTATGCGTGAAACTACTGAAAAGATGGTAGAGATTTTTGGAGATAGATGGTACGGAGAGTTGCAGTGGATTGATCATCAGGATCAACACCAACTTAATCAATATATAATAAAGGTTTGTGATGAATATGGAGTAGAGTTGATTTCTACTAGCGATTCACATTATTACTCCCCTGAAGTTTGGAAAGATCGCTCCTTATATAAACGATTAAGACCTGGTATCGGCGCACTGGCAGGAGACTTGCCCGCATCAGTGGAAGAAGTTGGGTACGAACTTTATCCAAAAAACGGAGAGCAGATGTGGGAATCATATCAGAGATATTCGCAGAAAGCAAATATTGCGTATGACGATAATATAATTAAGGACTCTATTACGCGCACTTATGATATTGCACATAATCGCATTGAAACCTTTTACCCTGATAACACTGTACGATTGCCATCATTTGTGGTGAAAGAGGGAATGACCGAAGATGAGGCGTTGTCTCAAGCGTCACGGTCAGGTTTGGCATCCATAGATAATTCTTTAAATCTTCCAGAATATAGTGAAAGACTTGAGAGGGAATTGAAGATTATTAAAGATAGAGGATTTAGTAAATACTTCCTTACTATGAAGGCAATCGCTGATAAGGCGAGACTTTCTCAACTAAGCGGACCAGCACGAGGATCTGCCGGTGGAAGTTTGGTGGCATATGCTTTAGGTATAACGCAGGTTGATCCAATTGAGTATGATCTTTTATTTTCTCGATTTTTACGATCCGATGCTACAGACTATCCTGATATTGATTATGATGTCTCCGACCCTATGGCGTTAAAGGCAGAACTCATTAAAGAATGGGGGGATGATTGTGTAGTCCCTATTTCTAACTGGAACACACTACAAATGCGATCTTTAATTAAAGATATTGCAAAGTTTTATGATGTACCCTTTATAGAGGTCAACACGGTTACAAAAAAAATGTATTCTGAAACTATCCCTCTTGCCAAAAAAGATCGCGGAATCAAAGCGGGGATTTATGATCCAACATTTGATGAACTAATGAAGTACAGTAGTTCCCTTAACGACTTTTTAGAGAAATATCCCCGCATTAAAACACATGTGACGGTCCTTAAAGGGCAAACCAGATCTTGTTCTAGACATGCTGGTGGAGTTGTGGTGGGCGAAAATTTAAATAAATATATGCCTCTAATCTATTCAGGTGGTGTGCGACAGACCCCATGGACTGAGGGGCAACATGTTCGTCACCTAGAACCGATGGGATTTATTAAGTTTGATATTCTAGGTTTAGGCACTCTGCGTATGATTGAGGATGCGATTGCCCTTATTCTAAAGCGCCACCACAATATTGCTAATCCTGAATTTGCTGATATTAAAAAATACTATGATAAAAATCTGCACCCAAATATTTTAGACGTAGGAAATACAGAGATTTACAAAAATATATTTCACAGTGGTCGGTGGGCGGGCGTTTTTCAATTTACGGAACCAGGCGCTCAAAAGTTTTGCCAAAGGGCACAACCGACCAGTTTAATTGATATTGCCGCAATTACTTCTATCTTCCGCCCCGGACCTTTGTCGGCAGGAGTGGACAAGGATTATATCGAGGCAAAAAAGAATCCCCAATATATTAAGTATTTACACCCCATTGTGGAAGAAGTAACTCAAGAAACTTATGGATTTTTAATATTTCAGGAGCAAATTGCTATTCTTGCTCATCGTTTAGGTAAAAATATTACACTAGACGAGGGTAATCTTTTACGCAAACTTCTTACTAAAAAAGGAACCGGCAAAGGAAATGATGCAAAAGTTAAAATCCATACAAAATTTATAGATGGGTGCTATGAAAAAGGCATAACCAAGAAAGACGCTGAGAAACTTTGGCAAACGTTTGAATATTTCTCAGGATACGGGTTCAATAAATCACATGCTGTAGGATATAGCATGTTATCTTTCCAGTGCGCGTGGTTATTAAATTATTATCCCTCTGAGTGGTTGGCATCATTTTTAAATAAGGAACCCGATACACGTAAAGAAAAAGCGTTAAATATCGCAAAAAATATGGGTTATAAAATCGATGAAGTGGACATCAATAAATCGGGGAAGGTTTGGGAAATATCAAAATCTGGCAAACTTTTGCAACCCTTAACATCCATCAAGGGTCTTGGGGAAAAGGCGATGCAACAGATTATTGAGAATCGCCCTTTTAACTCAATGGAAGAATTATTGTTTAATGAGAAAATTGCATATGCAAAATTAAACAAGAAGGCGCTAGATGTGCTAGTACGTTCTGGGGCATGTGATTCTATTGTTGATGATCGTTTTAAGCACTGTAGGCATCTTTGGTTATCAGTTGCAAAGAATCGCCCTAAAACTGTTAAAAAATTGATGGAGAATATTACAGAATATGCTTCTGAACCTGATTTTTCTCACGAGGAAAAAGTTAAAAATATTATTGAATTAACGGGATTATTTCCATTTGAGTTAGTTCTGGATAGTAAGGTAAAAGAGCGTCTTTGTTACCACCAGGTAAAGTCGATTAGTGAATATGACACTTCTTTGAAGTTGTCATGGTTTATACCCCGTATAATCATACCCAAAAAAACTAAGCGGGGAAAAGATTATTGGATTATCGATGTCGTTGATGATTCATCTCAGTCAACAAAGATTAAATGTTGGGGGGTAAAACCGACTGATGAAGTTTTTGTTAACCGACCATATGTTGCTAAACTAGATTATGATGAAACGTGGGGGTTTTCTTGTAGGGGCGTTTTTAATTTCAAGATGATAGGATAAAAAGATGAAGATAGAAGATGATACATTGAAAATATTTAATTTAATAATTTCAAATGATGAAGTGGAATATGAAGCAAGCAATAGTGTAACTGATTACCTTATTAAGCGAGCAAGTGAATATGCTAATAGATTAGGTAGGCAGAAATATAAGATTAAAGATAGTGGATATATTGTAGATCCTCTTTCAAATGATCACAGACTCATTTATTATTGTGAAAGGGATTTTACATAAAGATGAAAGGCGAGATACAAGAGATGATTAATCGAGTGCTACGAGAAAAATGGCATGAGAAAGATTTTATAAAAGGGAAAGAGATTAATTTAACATTTACCCAGAACGAATACATGAAAGAGGATTACTCAGTTGTCGTTGATTATATTAATATTGGGTGGGATGTAATGCATTATAACAAATGCGATTCACAGGGCAACTTTTACCGTTCGTGGTTAAGGTTTAAAAGTCCAAAATATAAAAGGAAAGATAAATAAGATGATTATAGAATATACAAAAGTAAGAGAGAGTGCTATACCCCCTCAACGTGCAAACCCAAGTGATGCGGGTTTGGATTTATTTTTTAACCCTCCCCCAAAAGGCGTTATCCCTCTTGTAGACCAGGAGAGAGATGCACTAACTTTAGAACCAGGGGAAAGTAAATTATTTTCTACAGGTTATCGCTTTGGTGTCCCACACGGGTATATGCTGGAAATTAAAAATCGCTCCAGTATTGCTTATAAAAGATCATTACTTGTTGGTGCTTGTGTTGTGGATAGTGGTTATGACGGGGAAGTCTTTGTTAATCTCCACAACATTGGGACTAGAGCACAAACGATCCACCCAGGCGAAAAAATAGCGCAAGCAATAATGATCCCCGTAGTTCACTTTAGGGCAGTTGAGACAGGTAGCGGCAATCTTTATGATTGGTATCCAATTACTATGTCTGAACGTGGCGACGGCGCACTTGGTTCCACTGATAAAGAGAGATAAAAATGAAATGTTTGCCTCAAAATACCGGACTTACTTACGAAGATGTTTTGTTAAGTCCACGTTTTAGTGATATTCGCTCTCGAAGTGAAGTAGAGATTGGCAATTTGATTGCGCCACATTATTTAAAAGTCCCTATACTGTCTGCCCCAATGGATACAGTTACCGAAGGATCAATGGCGCAGACAATGCACGAGTGTGGAGGGTTGGGAATCATTCATCGCTATAATACTATTGAAGAACAAACAAAGATTGTTCGTACCGCCCTCAAAAAACGGCGCACCACAAAAGGAGTATTTGTTGGGGGGGCAGTAGGTGTAACTGGAGATTATTATGAGAGGGCACAAGAATTAATAAAACTTGGAGTATCTATTATCTGTTTAGATATTGCCCATGCCCATCATATTTTAACTAAAGAGGCACTTGGATTTTTGAAAAGAGATTTTTCTCATGTTCATTTTATGGTTGGGAATGTCGCGACTCAAAGAGCATTTGCCGATTTGTGTAATTGGGGAGCAGACAGCATTAAAGTTGGAATCGGCGGCGGAAGCATTTGCTCCACTCGTTTAAAAACTGGTCACGGTGTACCTGGTTTGCAAGCGATAATAGATTGCGCACAAGCAAATGAAGGTAAACGCGCTTTATTAATTGCCGATGGAGGTATTAAAACTTCAGGGGATATTGTAAAGGCGTTAGCGGCAGGTGCTGATTTTGTAATGCTTGGTTCCCTGTTAGCGGGCACCGATGAATCCCCTGGTGAAATTTTTGACTCGGAGGGGGGCAAGGTTAAAATTTATCAAGGAATGGCATCATCAGAAGCACAAATGAAGTGGAAGGGGGAAGTATCTTCACGAGAAGGAATCTCTACCTCTATTCCCTACCGAGGTTCGGTAAAGAACATTATAGAAGATCTTGTAGTAGGGATTCGCTCAGGATTTTCATATAGTGGTGTAAGAGATATAAAAGAGTTACAAAATAAAGCGTTTTTTATACGGCAAACTGCCTCTGGCATTACTGAAAGCGCCACTCATATTCTCTTGAGGGGGTGATGTATGAGTTTAAAAAGAAAATTAAAACGAACTGCACAACAAAATTCCCAAAAAGAATTTTCTAAAAAAATGGGATTATTTAATAAACTTTCTGATTTTTGCTTGACATGCAACAAAAGTTTTGATAAAAAAGATAGAGAAATGGTGATGACATGGAATGTTGTTGTGAATCGTCAAAAAGATGAAGTGCGACTTTATTGTCCAGATTGTTGGAACCAGGCACAAAAAATAATTAAAGAGGTTAAAGATGGATACGCAAACACAAAATCTAATGTTTAGTTCAAAATCAAATGAATGGGAAACACCCCAGGATTTTTATGATAAATTAAATAATCAATTTAAATTTACCCTTGACCCGTGTTGTACTGCATCGAGTGCAAAATGCTCAAAGTATTATACTAGTCAAGATGATGGATTGTTACAGTCATGGAAGGATGAAACAGTATTTGTTAATCCCCCTTATGGCAATATTAAAGCGTGGGTTAAAAAGGCACACGATGAATCTATTAACCACAACGCTATAGTTGTAATGTTGATCCCCGCCCGAACTGATACAAAATATTGGCATGACTATATTATGACTGAAGCAGATTCAATTTATTTTGTTAAGGGGCGCTTGAAGTTTGGTAATGGAATGAATAAGCAAAATGCAGCACCTTTTCCGTCTGCTGTGGTGGTTTTTGATAGGCGGCGATTTAAGTGGGTGGGGGGTCCTAGAGTTAGCACTCTCATACGGTAATGAATAATAAAACTAAAAAGATTATCTTCACGGTTGAGGAACGTCAAAAAGAAGATTTCAAAATTCGCCTCCACTATGATGGTTTGACACAAGCAAATTTTTTTCGTGCTGTCATGACTGGATATTTAGAAAAAGACGAGAACCTGATGAATTATCTTAATATCTTTAAATCGAAAAACGGGATTCACAATATCCCTCAAAGAAAGAAGGTTATAAAAGGTGTCCATCAATCTAAATCTACTAAAAATCTCTTTGCGTTAGATGATGATGAGGTGGAAAATATATTTGACATTTTAGAAAGTGAGCATCCCGAATTATGAAACGCCCTACTTCTAGTTTTGAAAAGTCCCCAACGCGACCGCGTGATTATAAACAATTAACGGGTTCAAAATGTTATAGTTTATGCGCAAAATTTCAAGTTGAATGCCCCAATAAAGAATGTCGATTGTGGATAGATTATCCTGATGATCTAAACTGTACTGCGGTGGCAGTCGTGAAAAATAATAAAATGATCCTACAAGAAGTGGGAAAACGTTTGAATCTTACGCCCTCGCGCATTAAACAAATTGAGTCTGCTGCGTTAAAAAAGATGAAGATTCGAGGAAAAAGCACTCTAAACATTTTAGAATAGTCGTTTTTGTGGTTTAAATACTATTTATTTTGTATTATTTTTATACGACCTAAAGGAGAAAATATAATGTCAAAAAATAAGAACGCACTCTTAAATGAGAATACCATTCGTAGGATGATGAAACTTGCCAGTGTTGACGCACTGAGCGACTCGTTCATTTCAACAAAATACGCCCCACTTTCGGAAAAGAAAGGATCATGGCACCCAGGGATGAAGTCAAAATCTCACCCCGGCGATCATGACGATGATGAAACCGCAGGTGATCAAGGTGCTGACGGAGACATCGATGATAGTGGTCACGGTATGCGCAGCGACGACAAATCCGACACCCATGACGGCGATGATTTTGTTAAAAAAGAATCGAAAGCGGAAGATGAACGCGATGCTACGGAAGATGAACTAAGCGATATGGATTCTGAAGCAGATCGCGAACGTGATGAACTTGAAGCAGATGATGTTGCGATGGAAGATGAAGTAACCCTCACGGATGATGAGGCGCGAGACATTATTGCACTAGCAGATAAACTCCGCGCTGCGATGGGCGACGAAGGCGGATCTGACGAAGCACCAGAAGAAGTAGATGCGGAACTTGAAATGTCTGCCGACATGGGCGACGAAGAAATTGCTATGGATGCCGAGGTTGAAGAAGAACCCATGCAGGAGGATCTTTATGAATCTGCTCTTGCTGGTTTGAACATTGATCTGGTTGAAAACAAGCAAATACAAATAAAAAATCTTAAAAATAAAATTTATAAAAAAGTTATTAATCGACTTTTAAAAGAATCTAAAAAATAATCTTTTATCCTTTAGGTCATATTTTCCCCTCTGAAGAACATAGATGGACCGAAAGAGAAATAGTTTAGTTTATTTCTCTTTCGGTTTTCATTTGGGGGTGATGTTAACTTCTTTAGGTTTTCTTATTGCCCTTCAGAATTGTTGATATCCTCTATCAACTAATTTTTTTCTATTAAAACATTTGACATTTTCCCACACTTGTATTAATCTTGTGGTATGCAAGAAAAAGTTTGGTTAGTGATCATCTTATCTTTTTTCGCTGGTTATATTTTGCGAATGCTTGTAGGATCGTATAAAGCGTTTATGGAGATGTCTGATTTTGTTATGAGGCGTTCCGATGATTGTTTAATGTTGATCGGCAGCGCCGTTCATCAAATTTCTTTTATAGACCAAATGTGTTACAAGGTTCTTCACGAACTTGATCCTGAAAGTGCGAAAACTTTGCGCAACACGCTAGACGAAAACTTTATTGAGTGGAAAAAAGATACTGTTGCGAAATTCTTAGAAGAATACCCCGAGCATTATAAATGGCACTTAGAAGATCGGGACTGGTCGGGTATGATGGAGAGACTGACACATATATATAAGAAAGGAAAGTATGATAAGTGAGTTCTCCACTATATGAATGGTCTGACGAAAAAAGGAGCGAGTATATCCTCAATCTTTTAAAACAAAAGGGCGCGATTCAATATGCTGATAATGTAATAAATTGTCAGAAAGCATTTTTGATAAATTCCATTCTTCAACTTTGTTTTAAAAAATCTAAGAATAGTCAGCGGTTACATAAAGATTGGATACACTATTTAAGTATTATAGATAGTTATATAAAGAACGAAACCAATATTATATGGAGAGATGGAAAATTTGAAATTTATCAATAATGAGACTGAGGATATCCAAAAACCAGCAGAAGAAGTTAAAGACCCCTCCACACCCCAGGATTTAATGTCCATGCTTGCTGATGAAGCGCGAATGGTTGGATTATATGGAGAAGTAAATGAAGATAACTGTAGAACCCTTATATCACATTTATACTCTATTAACTTAATGGATCAAGAAAAGTTAGATAATTCTGGTGACGAATCTCAAGTAATAAAACCTATAGAGATGCTTGTTTCCACAGAGGGCGGGCACGTTCAAGAAATGTTTGGTGTTGTTGATGTTCTCCGACAAATCAAAGAAACGAGCGAGATCCACACCGTGGGCGTAGGCAAGGTAATGTCCGCAGGTATTCTTCTTTTAGCAGCGGGCACCAAAGGAAAGCGTAAAATTGGTAAGTATACTCGTCTAATGCTTCATTCGATTTCTGGTGGGGATTTTGGATCAATCAAGCAGTTGGAAAACAATCTTCAAGAGGTTAAATGGTATCAGTCTAAGTATATTGAGGCACTTACTGAAAACTCAAATATGTCTTCACGGCAATTAAAAGCAATTTTTAGAAAAAAGTCAGATACTTATTTTGATGCTACTCAGGCATTAAAGTGGGGAATTGCAGATGAAATTATTTGATAGTCTTATTCGTGCTTGTATTTCGTTGAAGCAACCCAGTCATCAATTTCGCCTTCAAGAGATAGAAAAGGATGCAACGAAGATCGAGCGCCATCTAGAGAAAGACCACACCTTTAAATATATTATTTGTAATGGAAAACCACAACAGATTAAATGGGATAAGGTAATTACTTACGAAGACCCATCGGGGTTAAAACTTCCTTCGGATTGTTATAAAAAAGTTAAAAATGAGCGTACTTCTACAATGTTCGTGGCACATTGGGATGTATGCCTCTCCTCAAAAAGTTGTTTTAAAGTTCTTACAAAACGCAAACTTTCCGTACACTTCTTGATTGATAACGATGGAACCATTTATCAGATTATGGACACCAATCATATTGGATACCACGCCGGGAATAGAAAAGTCAACAACACAAGTATCGGGGTTGAGATTTCTAATGCATATTATCCGCGATATCAAAAAACTTATGTTCAGAAGCAATTTGGCAAGCGCCCTGTGTTATCTGATTCTAAGGTTCACGGTAGAACACTTGAACCCCACCTGGGATTTTATCCAGTTCAGCAGCAGGCGTTTGCCGCATTAGCAAAAGCACTAAATAAAATATACGATATACCCTTGGAGGTTCCAAGAGAGAACGATCAACTTATTAAAACTATTTATAAAGACGCCTGCTCAGGAACATTTAAGGGTGTGGTGAATCATTATCACATCACCAAGAGAAAGATTGATTGTGCGGGATTTAAGATTGATGAGGTAATCAAATGAATTTGAACGAATTGGAAAAGATGATTGAAGAAATGCTCCCCCTTTATGAGAAAAAATCGGAGGCAAAAGAAGGTGCACTTAATGAAGTCTTATTGTGTTGGTATCTCGCGGAAGAGAGTGGATTGAATCAAGTTGGCGAAATCGGTGGAGCGCAAGCAGTAAATGATAAAATTTATTCTCTGAAGGACGAGGCGAACCTTACTGACGAGATTTTCGACACACAAAATGAAAGAGCATGGGCGATGGCAGATGCAGTAATAGAATGGGCGCAGGCGAATGATTATGGAACCCCAACAAATGTGATCTGGACTGGCACAGCGGGCGCTCTACAGCGTGCGATTGCCCCCTTACCACAATACCCTCCGGGTAACAAGAACCCCGCCGATGTTTTATTAAAATTTGGTAATAATAGTTTCTTGGGTGTTTCTGCTAAATCTACAAGCAAAAAAACTGGCGGTATAGCGTTTGCCAATCCAGGGGTGCCTGAGTATGCCAAGAAAGGTTTGGAGGTTATAAAGGCGCGTGAATTGATAAAACTTGCCCGTAAATTTCCTAAATATAGAGCAGAGTTATTAGATGGGACCGACAATTCGCGGGACACCCTTATTAAGAGTTTACAGGAGTCGGGCGCAGACCCTGAATTTATACATAGTCTGTATTTCTATGGAATAAGAGTGCTGCGCGTCATCCGAGATAGAATGGTAGACTACATGACCCAGACACTATATCAGCGTCAATTGAAATTACACCTCCGCAGAGACTGGATTCGTGCTAGTAAATTAAATATGCCTTATTATATAGTAGCAACAGGGAGAGGGAGTGAGGGGGGTTATTCAGCAGACATTCAAGACCCCATGCATAGTGAGATTGCCAAATCTTTATCTCGCGATGATATAATCGTAGAAGAAGTTGATTTCGTAGAGATCAAGGGAAAAGAGCAGCAAACCGCCGCACTTAAATTTTATGGTATAAGTCCCACAGGTAAACAAACCTATTGGTTCAAGATACGTGTAAAGTGGGAGTCGCGCCCATTTGCTAGTTCAATTAAATTATTGGGCAAATAATACCCTTGACGATTTTTTCACCGTTTTTATAATAAAAAAGATTGACATTTCTTTTATAGGTGTGTTAATATTTTTATTACTTTGGAGAGGTTAATTAATGAAACAATATGAATCGGGCAGAAAACTTAATGAAAAAATAATGAATGGCGTCAATAAACTTGCTGATGCAGTGGGGGCAACTTTGGGTCCTCGCGGCAGAAATGTTATTATTAAAGGGCACAATACCAAACCCTTGATCACTAAAGATGGGGTGACAGTTGCAAAGTTTGTTGACTTTGAAGATCCTTTTGAAAACCTAGGGGCACAAATTATTAAACAAGCGAGTGAGGAAACAAATGCTACTGCTGGTGATGGCACTACAACCTCCACTATATTTGCACGAGCAATTTTAGAAAAATCTCAATCGCATTTAGTGGCAGGTGTCTCCCCTATAGAAATTAAACGAGGTATTGATTTGGCAGTTGCTGAAGTGGTTCAAAAGATTAAAGAAAAGTCCAAACCTATTTCATCTAAAGAAGAAATTGAGCAAATTGCAACTATTTCTGCCAATGGAGATGAGGGAATCGGGGCATTAATTGGAAATGCTGTTGATGCTGTGGGTAAAGATGGTGCAATAACTATTCAAGAGGCGAAATCAAATGAAACGAGTTTGGAGTTTTCTGAGGGGTTCCGTTTTGATTCAGGTTTACTTGCGACTTCGTTTATTACAGATGAACGTAGAGGTACACTACGCCACGATGATTGTTTAATTTTAGTAACTGATAGGGCAATCACAAGTATTGATGAAGTTTTGCCAGTGTTGGAGATTGCTGCCCGAGACGGTCGCCCATTTATTATTGTGGCAGAAGATATTTCAGGGCAGGCACTTGCTGCTATGATTATGAATGCTATGAAAGGCACCATGAAAGTTGCGGGCATTAAGGCACCCCGATACGGCGAAGAACGCCGCAGCATCCTTTTTGATCTTGCTATCTCAGTAGGTGCTAAATTTATTTCTCGTGAATGTGGGGTGTCCTTACGAAATGTTACGTTAGAACACTTAGGAACCGCAGAGACTGTTGAGTCTTCTAAGTTTCATACAACTATTGTGGGGGGTAATCAAGATGATGACGCGGTGGAAAGGCGAATTAATCTTCTCAAGCGTGAGTTAGAAGAAGAACCCTCCCTATCCAAGTGCGAGAAGATTCAAGAAAGCATAACGCGCCTTGCGTCTGCGATTGCGATTATTAAAGTAGGTGGACTGACTGAAGTAGAAATGACAGAAAAGAAGCATCGTGTTGAAGACGCTTTAGAGGCAGTCAATTCTGCACTTGATGAAGGTATTATTGCTGGCGGGTCTGCTACTCTTTTAAGGATTATGAAAAATTTAGAAGTAGAAGGTGCCAATAAAGAACAGTCTGTTGGTGTAGAAATTATTAAAGAAGCATCTAAGGAACCTTTTAGAAAAATGCTTCAAAATGCTGGACTATCAGCAGATATATACTTAGAGAAAGTAGAAACCCACACCAATATCGAATCGGGCATCAATGTTGCCACTGGAGAAATAGTCAATATGTTTACTTATGGAATCATTGACCCCTCTAAGGTTGTGAGGTGTGCTTTAGAAAATGCTGCTTCTGCTGCATCGACATTATTGTTAACTGATCATGCGATTGTTGAGGAACCAATCGACAAATAAGCCCTATTTATAGTATGAATAACCAGAATGAACCTTTAAACATTTACGAACTCGCTACCAGGGTTCAATTCTTAGAAGGAAAAATTATTGATGGGATTGATAATATCAAAGAAAACCAGCAATCCATGAAAGAAGAATTAACTAAGATTAGTGATGCACTTTATGAACCGGATCAGGGTTTATACTCTCGATTAAAAGTGGTCGAAAACACTAGAAATTCTGATTCTAAGATAATTTGGTTAATCTTTTCTGCGTTTGGGGGAGGGTTTCTCACCTATATCGCCAATCTTCTTCTAAAATAGGTTGACATTCATTAGTAAAGAATTTATAATTATTTTACCATGATTGAGAAATTACCTGAAAAAATAGATTTACTCTTGTGCGAACCGCTTTTAGATGATTGGAGCAAAGGTTTTTTAGAGTCCATCAAGGATCAATACATTAAGCGATCATCTTTGTCGGAAAGACAACTCGCCACTTTTAATAAAATTCAATCTCGTTTTTCACCCCAGGAAAAAGAAAAACTTAAAAAATGGGTGGACACTTATCGGCGATACGACCAAAAAAAAGCGAGGGTTATAGCAGAATACTATACCCGAACTTCTTATTTTTCAGATATAGCACGTAATATTTTAGAACGAGAAGATTATGTGCCCCCACTTCACCGCTATAAGAAAATGTCTGAAAACAAATATGCGGAAGGTGTATGGAGAAATTGGACCGCTGACCCCAAATTCCCCGATGGGACAAAGGTTCAGTTTAGAAGTGATCGTTATAACCCTCGTAGATCCAACCGCCTAGCGATGGTCTTGAATAGCAAGCAAGTGATTATTAGTCATGCCAAAGGCGCAAAGTGTTATTTAGTTTTACTCTTTGGGGAATCAAACCCTGTAGCAGTAGAAGAAAGACAATTAAAAAAACCAGATAAAAAAGGAAAATATGTATGAAAGTTACAATTAGTTATCAAATTGAATATGAAGATTTACCTAAAACAATGGCGCAAATGTTAAGAAATCTTTATGATATAGAGTACCCGGAAGCGGGAAGGCACTTCTTAGAAGCGAGAACCCATATGTTAACCGGGTGCCATTCCGAGGCACTAGGTTCTATTGATACGTTGCGTCAAGACTTGGCGAAGGTGGATCAAAAACTTGTAGAGTATTCTAATATCATTCAGGGGTTTGCTAAAGCAGAGGTGGATTTAAAGTCTGGAATGCCTCCCGAGGGATTGATGCCAACACCAAGCAGCAACACCCAAGAAGTTTCAGCGGAGAATATTGTAGATGAGAAAAGTGAGAATGATTAATTTAGTAGAAGTGATTCAGCAAAAAGAACGAGTCTTTCTACGAGAAATTATTATTAATCCGAGTCACGTTGTATCGGTAGTTCCTGATGAAGATGCGGCAGCACTTCACGCTTCTGGAAGACTACCTGATGGGTTACATGATGCACAACAATTTTCAAAAGTGCAGTTGGCAGATGGTCGCACTGTTCGTGTGGTTGGCAACCCTGGTGTGATTGGGAATAAAACAAAAAAATTGCTTTTTGGTTGATCTCTAATGAACATGGCATGTGTATATTTTATTGTAAATAAATCGTGGACAGATTGTATTAAAATTGGAAAATCTAAAAATCTATCACGAAGATTAAAACAGCACAACAGAGGAGGGTGCAGTTATCCCCATTACTGGGAGGTGGTTAGAGTAATTT